TGGATGAGAAGTGAGAGTTCATAGATGCAACTGGTGCAGACTTTTGCTTGTTGAAGATGTTGTTCACGCTCTTGTCGTAATTTCTGGATCTCATTGAGCAGTGAACGATTGGGTGAACTGTTTAACATTTGCTTGATGGAATTGGGTTTGCTTGTCTAATTCATCACGCATCAGAATCAGCGTTTCGTACTGTGTCCTGAGCAGTGATTGTTCCTGGTGCAACTGATGAAGAATGGCGTTAATCTCTTCACGAGTCATACCATTGATTGTGGTCCTTTTCGCACTGGTGGTTACAATCACTTTAGACTCCAATGTGGATCATTGATCTTATCAATCCAAAAGAAATTCTTCTGGTTGATTGATGCAACAAAGAATGATGTTTCAGTCTCTTGTTCAACAATCACTTCAGGATTATTGTCCATGAGATTGTGCAATCGATTCTTTGCTTTTGTGCTGATTGCTGTGACTTTCATGACTTCCAGGTGTTTGCTTTCTTGAACTTTGCAACCTGAATAGGATCAGTTGCATCAACAAGTACAGGAGTCAAAATAACATCAATGCTCTCGATGTTTGGATTGTGATCCTGCCACACTTGCAGACTTCCACCACTCATCTTACACTTTCTCTCAGAATCAATCCGTGCGGTGATCGTTTTGAACTCTGAATCGAAAGTGCCATCCACAAAGTTGAACTTAATCTGCTTGCGGAATGTGGTGCGGTGTGAACCGTGAATCGGAAGGAGTTGCATGTGTCCCCTGTGTTGTTGAAACAACAATAATCGATCTGGAGAGCAGTGCCAAAATCGTGTGACACTGCTCCGATTGTCACTTGTCGGCGTTGATTTGCGCCAACGCCACTTTGGTGAAGAGTGCAGCGATCTTGTTCTGGATGCTGTCGCAACGATCAGCGACAGACAATCCGCCAATCAGATCAGCAGGATCCGCGTCAGGATCATCGTGATGGATGTACTCTTCAAGTGCTGCGGAGATGGTCTCCAGTTCTGCTTCGGTGAAGTTGATGGAAGGCATGATAGGAAAGCGATTGAACAGTGTTGTAGTCGATTGTGGAAGGTCTCAGCAGACCCATCCAAGAATGTATGCGTCCTGGTCACCAAATTCATTCAGGAAGAACTTGACAACCTCTTCGCGGGTCATGTCGTATTGCCAGGTGCCAGGAGCGCACTCATAGGTCATCTCGACACCGTTGATCTCGTACTTGAGAGTCTTGTGGGTGAAAGTGGAAGCAGTCATTTGCTTTGTTTGAACTGAAGTCATTGTAAGGGCAGAAAGTGTGGTTTCCTGCCCTGGAGTGGACAGTGCCTCAACAGGCACAAGCAAGAGCGGAATTGAACAGTTGCGCCTCCACATTGATTCGGGTCTGGCGATACCCATAACCCTCAATGCGAGACTCAACCTCACGCTTCACATCTTTGATGTTGATGTAACGCTTGCTCTGCGTTTTTCCCATGAAAGTAACAACTTTCATCGCCAGTCGGTTGTGCTCAGTCCCATCAGCAAATTTGAGGGAGTAGAAGTCAACAACCATGTGACCGTCTTTGGAAGTGAGTTGCATCGGGTGATTTCCCTGAACTGATACCAGTATTGCAAAAAAATGGGGACCGAACTGGTCCCCTGTGCCACTGCTTCAACCGTCCACCTGTGGATAATTGCGGATCCTGGTGGACTCTTCCATGTAAAGATAACCACCTGCCCAGTCACAATGCTTATACAGATTCTCTCGTTCGGTGATCAATCGCATGTCGTAGCGTACATCTTTTGCAGGTGCTTTCCATGATGCTGCCTTGTAAACTTCACCAGTCTTCTTATCAACAAAGGCATGAACACTGCGAGCACCATCATCACATTCCATCATAATTTTGTGGTACTTTCTACCACTTTCAGGATAGAACTTGTAGAGATTTTCTCCACGCTCTGCTTCAGCAATTCGCTCTTGATAATACTTGATGCTGTGATCTTCATCCTTGTCACACATCAGCAGACTCAATGTTGAGCGTTCAATGCTCTGCCGCTGGAAGTCTTTTACCAGTGCTTCACACAGTTCTTGAGTCCACTTCAAGACAATTTCTTGCTGTTGCTTGCGGATGGTGTCAACGAGTGCAGTCATGATGTTTGGGTGACTTGAAGGTAGTATTGCAAGGAATGTGGACAGTGGCGACCTGCATTGTGCCAGACCCTCAACTGTCCACTATCTCAACTTAAGACTCCTCGATGAGTCTTTGAATGTTCCGATTGCGTTCAATGATCTCATGTTTCATCTTTGAATCTAAAACATCGACCATCAAATTCACACCCAGGAGCACAACAATGGCGGCAAGAATAATTCTCATGAGTGACCAATAACTGCGACACCATCGATAACTTGATGCCCAACAAATTGCTTTAATTCCTTAGTCTTAGGATCTGCAAATGCAAAAGGATTGCGGTTTTTCATGCGACCTGGGGAGATGTAAATCAATCCCTCAGATCTTATCAACTCCAGGCAACCTTTCCTGTCTTCTTCAATACTTAAGTTCCACAATACTCCACCATTCTTACCTAAAGTCTTCGGTGCTTTACGCTTTCGGAACTCAGGTTCATACAAATAACCCCAACCTTTCTTGACATAAGCAACAGGCATTGTTCCTGAATCACTATGCCAGATCCTAAAGTATCGAGAGAATGAATCGAAACTGTAGTAATCTCCCCCATGAAACTTGTTCATTTCGGAGCAAATTTCTTCAGTCCAACCTTGGATAATGTCGAGTGAGATCATGATACTTTTGCAGTGGTGAATTGTTCGATGTTGGTCTGTTTGAGATCCTTGTTTTGTTGATAGTGTTCAGTCCACTTCACACCTTCCTTCCAGGATGAATGTTTTTCCCGTTGGAATTGTGCATGGGATTGAACATCACGATCATCAAGAATACCAGCGGCGAGGTTATCCTCTACCATTTTTGCATAGAGTTGGTATTCTTTGGACTTTCGCTCTCGATCATTCTCACGGCGATCATACGCTTTCTGTTCACCAGATCGGTATGTTCCGAGGAATTGTTCTCTCTCACGCTTTCTTTGTCTCCGACGATCATGTCGCTGTCGGGAGTATTCTCGTGCAGATAACATCATCAAGGACGGATAAAGTCGGCAGAGTGTTGCAATGCATCGGAAGTTACCTGCCTCGCAGGTTCACTGGTGTAGAACAATCCAGCGAGACAAGCAACAACGAGAATCCTAAACATGACTTGACGATAATAGTGAGGTGAGCGAGGTTTCGAGAGATAGGATAACATCAGGCAACCGCAATTTCGGGTTTCCACATCACACCTTGCTGCTCCAGGTGCTCATCATCACAGTAGCGACGATCCTTCAGAAACTCTACCACTGTGGGAGCAAAAGGGTTCTTCTCAACATCACCATAGGTGTTTTGATAGTCTTCCACACCGATGACAACATCAACTGCCTTGATGATACCATAGGCAAGATCCTTTTCTTTATCAAAGGTGCCAACAGGAACCCAGGCAGTCGCCATGTGATCGAACTCCTTGCCGATCATGTCGCGCAGTTGATCCAACTGCTCACGAGTGAACTTGACGGAGATCAGATCTGTGGGTTTGGAGGTGTTCATCGGTGTTGCTTTGAACTTGAGTTAATAATACAGACACCAGTGCCATGCACCAGGACTGCTATGCCACCTCTCCGACTGTCCACTGTTGTTTCTTCCTGCGATTCTCCTGAATTATTGATAACAACTGTTTGCGTGCTTTCAGTTCATCAGCAGCAGTATCATCTGTCCGATGTAAATGCCATTCATAGAAAGCATGTTGCCACTGAATTTGTTTTTGCGAAAAACTCATGATCAAAAATTAAACAACAAAAATGGGGAAGAATACTCCTCCCCACAGTTTTCTCCCCTGTGTGTGTAAGAGAGGCGGAGATCTGTTTATCGATCTCTCTTACTGTTTTGCCTCTCTATGTGTAGGTCTTACGCTGAATACTGTGCTGCCTACACTATCAGATCATGTTTTCCTTCTCCATGCGGTCCCAGATCTTGCCTGCAATCATGCCACATTCGGGACATGCTTTTGCATACTTGATCTCACTCTTCAGCGTAGAAAGATACGCTTTAGTGTAACTTCTGTTTGCAAATTTGCCGAAGAACTTCATGCGATCCGCAGCAGATACCAGTTTCAGCATCTGGCGAACCTTGAGATTCTCAGAGGCATTGTATTGAAAATAGGTCGGAATCAACGACCGATAATCACCATGAGTGCGACACAGTTGCAGTGCTTTTACAACATCTTGCGAGACATCATTTGCAGTCTCAGGATAGAACTCAACCAGAAGATCAGACATTTCCTTTGTAAGGAAGTTGTCCCAGGTGTCTTCCTGTTGTTCCTTTTCTCTTTGAGTTGTTTCTATCTCAGCGAGAGAAACTGCGATGGTCTTGACAGATTCAGTCAGAACATTCTGAGCATGAATCACTTCTTCGAGAGTGTCTTTGAGTTGCTGAAGAGTGAAATCAGACATGATGTTGTAGAAGGAGCGGCGTGAGTTGTTTCGCCGTTGTGTGAATGATGCCCCACGGTTGCGGATGACCGCAACCGCTTTCAGGACACCTCAGGGACTGTCACATCCCATTGAGAAAATCGTGGAGAGCATCATCATATTCTGATTGAGTCTGGAAAACTCTGCCTCCAATAGTGCAAGGAAAGGTTCGCTCTTTTCGGAGCGAAGGTGACACTTGGCGTGCCTCACTTTCAGAATAACCTTTGCTCATGATCTGAGCGGTGTAGGGATTAGAATGTTCCATGATGAAAAAATGTTTTTTGAAAAAACTCAATCTTCGAAGGAGGGGATCTTAGCAATCGCCTCTTCTTTGTATCGTTTGCCCCAGGCACCAGCGAGCACCCAGGACTTGCAACCCCACCGTGATGCGATGGTGCCGAAGGTGGAGTCATCGTTGTTGCGAGCAACCCAGACCCGTTGACGATCTGTGATCCGTGATGCTTGAGAGAGAATCATGAGTGGTGTCCCTGTGATAGGAGTGTAGGACGAATGTTGGATGCTGCCAAGGGGTCTGGTGGACGGTTCGGCAGGTGGTCAGATCAGGAACTCTTCCATGTAGTAATCTACCGTGACTTGATGACGAGCGGCAGACTCTTCCAATGCCTGATCAAATGCTTCATCGATGTTGTAATCATCGGGATCTTCATTGCAGAACAGATCCAGTGTGGTTTTGTGCATTACTTTCCGACTCCATAATCAGGTGCAGTTGCTTCCAGTTTTCCAATCTCAGTTGGTTCTGGTTGTTGATCAGGAAGCAGATCAATCAAAGTATCTTCATCGTAAAGATCTACGATCTCTTCAGTGATCTCATCCCATGTATACTTTTCATACTCTCGTGATAACAAATCAAAGAGCATTTGATCTGCATCTTTATGATCTAACCCATCGATAATATGCCAAGCATACTTCTCAATGAGTCCTTCAAGATCTTTTTTGTTGGGTGATTGTTCTGTCATAGGTGGCAAAGTGCGGAACCAGCGTACTCTGAGTAAACAGATTGAATGTAAATCGCCTCATCAATCAGTGGAATGAAATAAACAACTCCACACCACAGAATCAACAGACGAAGTGTAGTCAGTGAGGCGAATACAATCATTTCAGAACATGTTCGTAATCGATTGAACTGATGCACCAACCCGTAGCAGATGTAATCTCTTCAATGAGATCATCTTCATCATCTGCCTCCCAAACACTACCCATGGTAGTATCGATGACTTCTTTCTGCATATTTGGTGGCAACTCGAAGTTACCATCCACGAAGTCAAAGTTGATCGATGTTACACGAAAGTTCATGTGTTTGCAGAGAAGAATAGATGGTCTGAATCTAGTACCTGATGGGCAGGTCCAGTGAACGAAATTCCGAAACCGTAATACTCATCATCGACCTCAATGGTGGCAGTCTGATCCAGGTAGCGTTCGGGCAGTTCATTCAGAATCGCCTTCAGTTCCCGATAGGTTGCACGATTCCAGTCGTTTCGGGGAATGTACCCTGTAGTACCATTTCCCAGGTCAAAGAGTGGCATGAGCAGTTACCTTCGAGAACATTCCTAGTATGAAGACTGACAGAGACGATTGGGGAAACCGTATGACACTTGTCCAACTGGCACACGATCCCGATCCATCAACCACAGATCGTACAGAATCACCTCACTTTCTCTTGCTTCAATCTCGTGAGGTTGATCTTCGTATGAATAATTCTCCACGGGTTCTTGTGAATAACACAATTTTCCATGTTTCATGTGCAGCGCACCATCGATCCACTGTGCCATGTGCGTCAGTTCATGCAAAAGAGTTCTTGCATACAACTCCTTGTCCATGTTTGAGTGAAGATCAATCAAAAATGCACGAGGGCGACTACCAATGTTCCCATTCACATCGCACAATCCGAAAACATTGTCACACTTCAATGATCGGTGAACAATATCAATGTCAAGTTTATGGCGTGGATAATACTTGTTCACAAACCACTGAGCAATATCCTTGCAGAGTTTTTTAGAATAACCGTATCCAGAATGAGTGATGTAAGACATTGACCCCAATGCAAAAACCAAATAAACGAACCAACAAATAGGAGTTTTTCTTTAGATGTCATCCACCTGCTGCAAATGTCCAGAGAATAAGAACTGACATGAACATCGCTGGTGCTAAGAGTAGCACGAGCGTTTGAAGTTCAGAAACTGTCATCAGCGTGCTCCAGGTATTCTGCGGTGGCAAAGTGATCTACAACTGTGTCGCAGATGAGATTGACGATTTTCTCATCGATCTGATTCTCCCGTAGGATCTCTGCGATGTCTGCCTCGATGGCAGCAGAACGAAGGTACTTACCAACATTCCAGGAGCAACCCATCTCACCCAGATCTGGGTTGAGTTGCTCAATCTTGATGGTGGTGGACATGGGTTCCCTCAACTATCCGTAGTATTGCATAAAAAGGGGAGTCATGCAAGACTCCCAACCAGTTCACGAACTGTCCCCTGTTGCCTCATGGGTCGTAGGTCTCTAGTGTATCGCCAGCGGCAACATCATCATAGAAATACTCTTCGTAGAAAAAAGTGGTTTCATCATCACTTTC